TTCCACCTGTTGTAGCTTCTATTTCAACAGGAATGTTAAATGTAGCTGGACTTAATGTTGCAAAAGGTGCTTCACCGAAAGCTGTTAATGTATCGTTAGTAGGATTACTTTCTTGTAAAGTTAATTCAAAACCGGTTACATTAATTTCTTGATTTGATGATTGTGTAAGTGTTCCTTCTGTTGCAGTTAAAGCTTGACCAGTTACATCAACGTTTACCAATGAAGAACCATTTGCTGTTCCAACAACAGAAACTAAAGGTGTTCCTGTTACAGGAACATTGGCATCACCTATAACAATACCAGTGTTTTCCTGAGCTGTTAATTCAATACCTAATGGATAAGCTATTACGTTTGATGGTTCCGCACTAAAAGGTGCCTCTGAATATGCTGTGACTCCTAGGGCCATGAATTAGGCTCCTGTTTTTTGTTCTTCTTTTTCTTCTTTAGGTAATTCTGATTGTAATAAATCAGAATAATGTTTTTGTAGAACTTCTAAATCATTAAATTCTAAACTTACATTTTGTTTTTTAGCAACTATATTTTGAAGCTTTGATAAATACATTTTACCTTGACCAGATAATTTTTCACTATCATATTCTTTTTTGTTAAAGTTAAAAATCATTAAATTCCCCAGCCACCTGTAACATAACCAGCGTCGTTATTAAAACCAGAGTTATTAATATTTCCTTTAGTTAATTTTTTTTGATTATTAGAAGCATCAACTACAACAAAAAAATCACCATCTCCATCTGAAGTAGAGGTTGTAAGTTCTGATAGGTCTACATCTATTTGATCTGCTTGAATATCAATTAAGTTTCCGGCTCCAACGTTTAAAGTAACATCACCAGTGTTACCTCCACCTGTTAAACCAGAACCTGCAGTAACTGCAGTTATATCTCCAACTGTAGGTGTTTGAAAAGAAGGTACTGCTCCAGCTCCTGCTGAAGTTAAAACTTGACCAGCAGTTCCTGTTGCTACTGCAACTGGGTTTCCAGATGTATCGTATGAAATTATATTACCATCTGTACCTGCAGCCATCTTAGCTAGTGTTACGGCATCGTCTTGAATCTCTGCTGTAGCTACTCCTGAATCTTTAATTGTTATTGCACCAGAACTAGCAGCAAAGTTATCTGAACTAAATGATGCAGCTCCTTTAGCAGATGTAGAAGCATCAGCTAAATTAAGTGTAACATCTCCAGAAGAACCGCCACCTGTTAAATTTGTGCCCGCTGTTACAGCTGTAATATCTCCAACTGTAGGTGTTTGGAAAGTAACAGCGCCTGATCCGTCAGTTGTTAAAACTTGAGAAGCAGATCCGTCTGATGTGGGTAATGTGTAAGCTGTAAGAGCAAAGTTAGATCCATCACCTTGAATAACTTTCCCTGCTGTTGTTGCTAGTCCAGCAACGTCTTGAAGTTGGGCATCTAATCTTGCGTTTGCAACGGTTCCACTAGCTAATGCTGTTGCATTTAAATTTGTTAATGCACTTCCGTTTAAAGCTGGAAGTGTTGCTGGGAATCTTGCGTCTGGAATAGTTCCAGTCGCTAAATCTGCTGCGTCTAAATTTGTTAAGTTTGCTCCACTTACCGCCGGAAGTGTTGCTGGGAATCTTGCGTCAGGTACTGTTCCTGAAGTTAGTTGTGTTGCATTTAAAGCTGTTAAGTTACTTCCATTGTTTGCAACAATGTTTCCACTTGAATCTAGTATTACTGATTTGGATGCAGGTAAAGTACAGAACACATTTTTTGTACCCGCTGCAAAATCTACTGCACTATCAGAATTTGATGATGAGATAATAGTAGTTCTAGCTAGAGTGCCAGCTCCTACGGTACCTAATCCAACTTCAAATTCTGCATTAACAGTGTTTACAATTGCATAATACGTTGTGTTTGTATTTCCAATTGCACTAGAAAAAGTTTCAAATCCTGTTACTGCTCCTGCAAGAGTAAGAGTACCTGTACCAGTAGTGGTAGAGGTTTCTTTAACTCTATCATTTACGACTAACGCCATTTAATTCTCCTTAACCAGATATTCTTAATATAGCTGCTGAAGTTGTTGCTGCTGGAAACTGTATTGTGAAAGTTCCTGATGTAGCTGTTTTATCTGCTCCAAAATCTAAAACTGCAACTGCTGCATTAGTAACTGCAGAAGATGTGTTATAAATTAATGCACCTCTAGCTGTCAACGTTACACCAGTGAAAGATAAATCTGCGAAGTCAACAAATGCAACACCTTTACCTGAACCGGTTCCAATGTTTGTGCTTTGACCTGTTAATGGATCACCCCCAGCTGCATAAGTTCCAGTGTTACTAACTTCGTTAGATGCACTGTAAGCAGTAGTTGTTGAGTTTAGAGTTGCTGAAGAAGTATAAAGAGCTAGTTTAAAAACATCACCACCAGATGATTTAAAATTTGCATCACCTTCTAGTAACTGTTGTTTAAACGAGTTAGCAATTGCTTGTGTTATAGCCATAGTTTTTTCTCCTTATTATTATTTACCACCAACACGAGGAACACCACTTTGATATTCATCACGTCTTCGTCTTCCCATTTGTTCTATAGAGAAGCCTTCAACTACTTGTTTATACTTTCCTTCGTATAATTGCAAGAGATCATTTGGCCCCTTTAAAAAAGAAAATGCTTCAACTAAGCATGCATACAATAGTCCGTTGGGAAAATACTTACTAATGTATGTTTGTGTATTTGTAGCAGATAAACCAGGGTCTTTCAAGATATAATTTAACTGAATTTCATAAGTTGAACTAGGTGTAGGAGCTAAAACAATAGTGTCTTTGTCCCACATACCATAATATTTTGGTTCTCCAGTAGCACCGGTTGAATTGTACTCAGACATAAAACTCGTGTCTCTATATTCTAAAAAATTTCTAGTTCCACCTGCTCCACCATTAACAATCTGTGCAGATCGAACAACTAATAAATCAGCTGGTATATCAATAAATCTTTGTGATGCAATTAAATTAGCTGTTGCATATCTTTTATTATTATCAGAATCCACATCTCTAAATATTCTAAATTCTGCATCACTAATGATTCCGTCAACGATAGTAGATGTTAAAACATTTGAATCTACTTCTGTATAATCTCTAATTTTTTGTACTAATTCTGCGTATGTCATTATGTTGTTACCGTCACTGTTCCTAAATTAATTTGTGCTTCCCTTTTTATATTAATCTCACTTCCATTTTCAGGAACCATACTATTAGGATTTGTACTAAAAGAAAATGGTGCTGGCAAGGTTAAATCTACAGCTATTCCACCACCACCACCAGAAGCAAGTGTAAAAGTTTGTGGTCTTGCATTTCTTAAACCTTGTCCATCTGCAGTAGTTGGTTTTGGATCTAGTTGTGGATGTTTTGCTTCAAACTCTGATGTATGTACACGTGCACCATTCCATTCAATAACCATTTCCGTATATGGAAATGCTTGACCAGAACGATCAGATATAAATTGTGCGTATTTTCCTCTAGATAAATTAGACATTTGGATAATAAGTTTTTGGAGTTATAAAAGAACTTGAAGGTGAACCATCTTCTTCTAATGCTCTTTTTAATTCATCTTCATATAATAATTTCATTTGTTGTGTAAGTTCTGGTTTTACTTTTTGAGAAAGATAATAAGCTAAACCCGCACACATACATGGTACAAATCTGTAAGGTACATCAGCTTCGTTTGTGTATGCACCTGCGTCTTGAATTCTTTTTACATAGTAATAATTAAGCTTGTTTCCTGCTTCAGAGGCGCCTGGAGTTAAGTATAAAGTAATAGTTACTTTATCAATAAATCTTTGTACAAAATATTGTGTAGGAGTTCCTGTATTTGTTTTATTTGAAAGACCTTGATATGCAGATCTATTTATTTTTGTTAATGGAAAATCAGTTGAAGAAGAATTTCTATAAACAGCTTCTAATATATCATCAACACCATAAACTGCTGTTGCATCAGAAGTTCCATCTTCGGTTGATCTAAACATTGTATAAACAGATTTACCATTAACTAATGTAATATCATTATTTCCAACTTCCCAAAAATGCAAACCTCTATTTGCCCATTCTTGAAACATTATATTTAAAGAACGTCTTGCAGATTTTATATCATTTCCAGAATAATCAAAACGTCCTAATCTCTCATAAGCTTCGGTGATTATATCATCGATAGCAAAATTTTTTTCAAAGACTGTAGTTCCTGAAGTTGCCATTAAGCTCCTGTAATAGTTACTGTAATGCTTCCGCCTGCTCCTGCTAAATTATAAACAATACCATTTTCAAACTTAATACCTGAACCTGGAATATAAACTTCTAATCCTTCAGTTCCAAATTTATAAGTAGCTACTGCTGTTCCTGGCGTACTTGCATCTGCTGAATCATAAAAAATAATTGTAGATGATGCTATACCTAATCCTTGAATAGAAGTAATTCTAGCTCTACCTGCTCTTGCAAGAGTGTCAGCTCCTACTGTTGTCATGTTTAATGTCTTTTGATCTGAATCCATTTTGTCTCCTTATTTATCAATTAACACGGTTGATTTAGCACTAGTGATAGCACTACAAGTCATTCCAGATTTAAAT